ACGAGCGCCCTAGTCATTGAACAGAATCCAAAAAAAGCCGCAGATCGCGACCAACAGAACGATTGACATACACCCCCCGTATACGAAAAAGGGGGCCAACGGCCCCCTGTTGCTCACGACAGCAGGCCTTACATTGCTGCGCGGATGAGCTTGTAAGTCTTGATACCCACGACGACCGTCAGGTAAGCGATACCAACGGCAGCACAGGCAACGCCAGCAGCCGTCAGAGTCGACACGATTGCGGTCACGTCGAACGTGGTATCGGCACGCGCGGCCATCGGAGCGACAGCAACGGCAGCGACGAGGGCGAGACGATTGGACGGCTGACGCACGGACAGCAGGGCTTGGATTTTTTTCATGATTCACTCTCAGAGTCGTAGGACGGAATAGCCCGTCCAATAGTTTTGAACACCCACGCGCCGACCCAAAACAGGCCGACACTAAACCCGATGGTTTGGGCATCTTGAAGGGACAGGTTGCCAAGCTCACGCCAAGCATTACTGGCCCCATCTTCGACCACATACGGACAGGTCGAAAGATTCGTGTTGGCCGGATCGAGCGCCAGAAGCAACGTGCCGTCAGGCTGCTGGATCGCACGAGCACAGACCGGCATTTTTTAGGCCGCCACAGCAGAAGGCTTACCAGCAGCGGCAACCACAATTGGCTTGAGTTCCGCAATTTCAAAGGTCAACCGACCTTGACGAGCACGAGCCTCGACGACCGGCGTATAAGACGTACCGGGTTGCAGACCGGTAGGAAGGGGGCGACCCGCGCCCTCCATGAAGACCACCTCACCGACTTCCATCGTTCCATCGTCGTTCGTGAAGATGCCCGTGACGATGAGCATTACGTAGGGCTTATTGGACTGTTTCCCGATTCCGGACATGGGTTTGAGACTGATAACTTGAAATTTAGACATGGTTGCGCCTTAGTAATTTAGTAAAAAAGGAATTTAGTAATTTAGGGAAAAAGTAATGCAACGAGGCAAATAGTAATTCCCCTAAACTCGGGAGTCAAACACTAAAGCAGAGCTACAGCAGCATCATGAAAGCCACAAAGACCCTCAACATCGACGCGCAACTGCACACCGAATTGAAAATCCGTGCGGTCGGGGCCGGATGGCCCCTTGGGGAGTTTGTGGAAAGAGTGCTACAGGTTGGCTTAAGTCACCCTGATGACCTCAGGCAACTTTTGGCAGTTGATACCAGTCCGGTATCGACGCCGGAGACAAAGTGATGACCTCGACACGGCTACGAAGCCGGGTCACATTCGACGGCACAGCGATGTCAATGCCGTACTTCAAAAGCTCTTTGCGATAACGGTAAAACGTACCATTCGACAGCCGAATTTTGAGGTCGGCACCATCACGCCACGCGACGGCAAGCTCACCAGCACGACCGGGAATTTCCAAGAACGAATCGACGTGAGTCTCACCGCCGATGACGTCATTAAACAACGCGTAGATGCGATCTTCCATACCTTCATCCCATTGGGTCATACGCCACAGATTGTTCTGCTTGAGATAGCGGCTCTTGAGCTCGATCTCATGACGAGCGATGCCGTGCTGATAGGCCCAGTCGAACAGCAGAGCGTCGAAGACCTTAGAATTTTTGCCGTTCTGGCGAAGATACTCGCTCGCCTTGTTGTAGACCTTAGCATACCAGTACTTAGACCCAACGCCCCAAGCAACGCCGGTCGTTTTGTACGAAGTCGGTTCCTGACGCCCAGACTTAAAGCCCTGTAAGTAACGGATGAACTGATCACAGTTGCCTGGACTCCCGGTGACCCAATTACGCGTCAAATCCGTCCGCGTGATGACCGCACCAACAGCCTGATATCCACCATCCTCGCCACCCTTACGGACCATCTGCATAGGAGGCGCGTCCGTAAACGGCGGGAGCCGGAACTCGCGGAGAAGAGCATTTGCCAACTTGACACACTCGGCCACCTTATAACCGAAGACGTTATCCGACCTGTTGAACCGACCGATATTGCCTTCCAACGAGACCCTGTTGCCATCGGAACGAATACGGATCGACGTATCGTGAGAACCCCTATGCACGAGCTTTTGAGGGACATCCCATTGGATAACGCCGTCCTGATCGACAGAGAAAACATGTCCCGCATTGACCAGCGGCACGCCCTCCCAATGGACCTGATAAATCGAGAGCCAGTCGCAAAAAACCATCGAACCCCCACCCCTCATTTTCCTATTTTGGGAATAACTTTACGTGTTACAGGCACGTAAAGTAGAAAACTTTCCCACGATGCAACATTCTACAACCTACCATGCACCGGACCCAGCGCGCGGGCTGGAGGCCCGCTCCGGAGACTCGGGGGCGATCCCGAGGGATCGTCGGCCATCCCGACCAACCCGCCGCCTACGCGCCGGGCCGGACGTGCCGATTGCCCCCCTCACGGCAGATCATCGACCGATCGAGCAGGCTCCCAACAAGACGCCGTGTCATCCTCGTCGACCTGAACACCCCCCGCGACCCACATGCGGCCGCTCTCATCAATCGCGACAGTGCCAATGCGCCAGTGCTCCGGATTGCGAAGCCGATCAACCCAAGACCCCGCCTCACCATCGAACACGATCACGACACCGCCGCGACCCTCGTACCCCATCCGAACCCGCCACTGCTGCGCAATATCCCGAACGTCCATCGTCAACCTCACACAGAAATCGTCAGAGAGGCCGGTTTCCGGCCTGTGATGCCCTCAATCTGGCCGACGAGGGTATCCAGTGAAGAAAACACGCGAACGCCACCACGGGCCGTTTCAAGCGGTCTATCCTCACCCTTAACGCAAGCCACCAAATACCAGCCGGACGACATCGGTTCCGGCTGAACCTGAAACTTCGTCACCACACCCAACGCGAAAAACTCGCGCAACATCTTGGCATCCACAAAATCACCTTTTTGTATTACATTAGACCAAATCAGTATTGCAAATTAACCGATTTGTGTCAACGTTTTTCTTGCTTTGTCGCAGGCGTTACGGCTCCCAGCTCGCAGGGCTCGCCGGTCGCCTAAACGCCTGCTCCAGCTGCCGCGCGAGTAGCTCGATTATTGGGGGGACCATCCTGAATTACGCCACTGACAACCATAGGCGGAGACTTATCAGTCCGAGCCGGTCCCATCGCCTCACCGGGAATGAAATGTCCTGCAGGAGCTTCGTCAACTCGCTGAACCGGCACCGGACCATCCGGCCGACGATCTAGAGCAGCCGCACCACGCTCAGTCCGTTCAACGGCCTGACGGTCCCTGTCCGGATCGAACTCGCGAAAGTAACCATTACGCGCGAACTCCATGCACATATTCAACGGAACGGATGGCATAGGCGTAGCCTGCTGCGTCCAACACCTGCAAGTGACATCCTTGCTCTTACCCACAACACCGATCTGGATGCACATTGCCGGAATCGGCACCCTAGTCGGCTTCGTCAACTCGTCGTACTTCGGCGCGGTCTGCGGCAAAGCCGCAACCCTCGGTGTCTCCTTCCAAACGTACTGTTTCAAATCCTCAACCGGATCCTGATAACCACCCCGAACGCCGGCAGACTGGCCCCCAGCAACAGGAGCCGCCAACATGCCTGGAGCCGCCGACCCAGACGAAACGACCTTGGCGGGATTAGTCGGCGTAGTTTTGCGAATGGAGTACACGGCACCGGCGATCGCCAACAGCAGCAATGGAAACAGCGCGATGAGCACCTTCACGCGGCCCGGAATACTGCGCTTCATCGTGTGCACTTCGGCGCTCTTGTACAGCCCATACAGCGACTTATCGAAGGGCCACTTACGATGCTCGGAATCCTTGCGCCCCGCCGGTTTATCGCAGTTGTCCTTGACGGCATCCCACTTGTGAACGGTCGACGCTTCCATACCCCAGATACGGACCATGTGCTGATGACGACCCGCGAGCCTGCGCACAGCGGGATCGATAAGGGACGGATGCTGCGTGATAATCACAAGATCGATGCCAAGGTGACGATGCGTCTCGAGATCGGTAACGTGCTTCGGAGGCACGGCACCAAGCGAACGATTACGAAACGTCTTCTGCGCCTCGTCGATGATCACGATGGACTTCGGCGGGACCTCCATCCATTTCGTAGGATCGTCGATAGCAGTCCACGGCAACGCAAGCTCAGGAATGCCGTGATAGAACACAGGACGACCCTCGGCCTCAGCCCAAGCCTTCACATAGCCAATGGTGAACAACGTCTTGCCGTTACCCGGCAACCCGGTGATTAGCTCGATCATGCGCCACCCTTGATTTTGAACTTCGTCAGACCACCAGCAAGACCCGATACAGCAATACACGCCGTCCACGTGGAAAAGATCATGCCAAGCCCCTTGTCGACCCAACAGAACGCGAGAAAATCGACAATCTCGGAAGGCAGACCGGCCATGTTTGTTTTGATCTGATTGACCAGAAAATCAGTAGCAGTACCAACACCCTTGTACGTAACAAAGCCAATACCAAGAGCAAGCAGAACACGCCCGATCAACGGCTTCGCAAACTGCAACAAGTAACCAAAAAGAGTGAGCAACAAGGCTTGCATTTAAACCCCACTGGATGAGAACGTGCCACGGATGATGCTGAAGCACACAAGAGAAGAAACGATCATCGTCACGTAACGCAACGCGATCAAAAGGTCAGCCGCCTTGGAGAACGGAAGAACAAGAACCTGCCCATTCGGCAGAGGAATAGACTTGTCCTTAAAGAAGGAACCGGCACCAAGCCAACCTGACGTATCAGGATTCGACAACGTAACCTCGTCAGCTTTGGATGGGCTCGGCAACGTAGACCCCTCAGGGTCCGAACCAGCCGCCACAGCGGCACCCAACGTATAGGCGGATGTCGCCTTAAGATCGTCCTCATCCTGCTGCATCTTGCACTGGATCGTCGCCGCGGCCCGCAACGTCGCACACTGAATAGCGTCACCATCGCACGTGATCTGACCGCACGTTCCCGTGACCTGGCTATTACGACAAATCGTCAACTCAGGATGAAGCTTGCACAAATCAGTCTTATCCTCAGGACGATCTTGCGTTCCTTGAACACCATTCGAAGTATTGCCGGTAGTCGTGTTAGTACTCGTCGTCGTTGTTCCATCTGGCGCCTTGACAACGACAGTCGTAACAGTTGAAGTCGATCCATCAGAATTCGTACTCGTCGTCTGTTGCGTAGTCGTCGTAGACCCATCAGGATTCGTGACTGTCGTCGGTGTACTGGTCGTCGTATTCGTCGACGGCGCAGCATTCGGCGGTTTGGACTGACCAACACACTTCGTCATACCATACGGATCCTGACCAGCAGGAACCGAACCCTCAGGACATCCACCACTTGAGCCCTTCGTATTCGGGGTAGACGGAGGCGCCGGAATAGCACCCGGCGAAGGATATGGACCACCACCAGACGGCGAACCAGAATCGCTCGCGGAACACGAACCACCCGTAAAACTCATAGGAACATCAGACAGATGAATCCTGTAATAGCCATTGGCAGAAGGTGTTTGCTCAACGTGCGCGCCAGATGGCATCCCAGACGGCACCACCAAGCACTTACCATCGCAATACGAAACAGAAGCCGTACCGCCACCGGGAACGGCCGCAAATGCACCGTCAGGAATGACCTTAGAAGCGATACCGGAACCAGCCTCAGGACCAGTAGCCCAACCAGACGTCAAATCTACCGTCCCAGCAGGACCAGCCTTACACGGAGGAGGCGGCGGATCGGCACCGATACACATCGAGCCACTGATCGTCCCACCATACGGACAGACACCCCGCCAAACAGACTGAACAGTCGAGCTATACGAATTCGTCGGCGTATAGATCAAGCCTTGCCACGCACCACTGTTGGGCGTCACATTCTTACAAGTCCATCCCGCACCGAAACTTGCAGCGTACTTCTGACACGCCGAAGGCGGATCAGTATCGTAATACCTCGGATTAGCGCCCTGACTACCGAACACCCACGCCATCACGACCGGATAGTCAGCACGCGCAGGCAAGAGCCAGAACGCAGCCAACAAAAAGACGAGCGCCCTAGTCATTGAACAGAATCCAAAAAAAGCCGCAGATCGCGACCAACAGAACGATTGACATACACCCCCCGTATACGAAAAAGGGGGCCAACGGCCCCCTGTTGCTCACGACAGCAGGC